GCTCGGTGTACGGCGGCATGGTGGTCGACGTCGAGGAGGACCTGCAGTTCCTCAATCGCGCCCTGGCCAACATCGCGACCGCAACCGATCCGTTCGTCAAGGATCTGCAGGCCGCCACCGGCTGGCCCGCCTCCATCCTGATGGGCGACTCCCCCGGCGGACTCGGCAAGGAGGGTCGCTTCGAGGAGCGCGTCTGGGCCTCGCTGGTCGAGCAGTGGCAGGAGGTGTACTGCCGCACCCCGGTCACCGAGGTGTTCTCCTACATCCTCGCCGCCCGCGAGGGCCCGCTTCGCGGCAAGCCGCCGGCGTCCTGGGCGACCCACTTCCCCTCGGTGTTCACCGAGACCAGCAGCGAAAAAGCCGCCCTGCGCCTGCAAATGGCCCAGGTCGACGCCCAGTACGTGAACCTTGGCGTCCTCAACGCTATTGAAGTACGTGAATCCCGTTTTGCCGGAACGGAGTACAGCATCGAGACCACGCTGAACCAAGTCGTCTCGGAGCAGCTCGTCACGCAAGCCGACGCGTCGTTCCAGAGCCAGATGATGGGCTACGAAGCGCAGGCCCAGGCGCTGCAGAACCCGCCGGCGCAGGAAGAGCAACCACCCGAGGCCGGAGCTCCCCCCGAGGCCGACCCGGCCGCGAAGCGCCGCGATGTCTTCGACAACTACGAGGCCCACGGCCTGCGGATCCGCGTCACGCACACGGCCGGTGAGATCCGCGCCGGCCACCTTGTCGGGCCCGACGGTCAGCGCACCGACTCCAGCGCCAACGCACCGCTGATGGTCTTCGGCCCCAACCGCTCGCGCAGCTACAAGCTGTACCGCGCTCGGTTTGATGCGGTGGATGGCGCCCTGCTCGAGGGCCCCTATGTGACGGGCTTCGCCTCACTGCGCACAGCCAAGCAAGGCGTGGCCGCTCTATTCCCTCGGCAGAATGTGGCAGGGCTGTCCCCCGTCCCCGAGGGCGAACTTGAAGCCCTCCGCGCCGGATGGGAGGTGTACTGATGGACAACCAGCACCCCCTGACGCCCGAAGGCTTCCGCACCGCGGCGTACCTGGCCGCCCGAGAGCGGCTGGACGCACGCAAGACCACGCGCAACGTGCAGTGCAACCCACCCAACGTGCGCTGCGGCAATCGCTGCATTCCGCCGACGTGGGACTGCCGACTCAAAGGTCAAGGCGCTGATCCACATCTGCGTGCGGTCAAAACCGATCCGCTCGGTGGACTTGCCAACATCCAACGCGGCTTTGGTCGCATCAGCAAAGGCATTGTAAAAGGCAACTTCTCAGAAGTTGAAGGCGGTAAGCGCGCGATCATCCGAGGCTCGGTCAAGATCGCCCCAGGCAATATCCAGCAGAAGAAAGAACTGCAGAAAAAACTGGAAGATCGCACGCGGGCAATCGGCATCGGCCTCGCTGTAGTAACTGGTGGCTTAGGCATCCACGCGTTGCTAATGAAGAGCGACACCTTTGGTTACCGCAATGGTGTCGGCGCCAACATCAACAACGCCACGCGGCTTGGTGTTAGCCGTGTGCTGGACGCCATCCCAGGCATCGGCTCCAAGCGAGCGCGGGTACGCGCAGCTGTTTCGACTGGCGTTCAAGAGCAACTCACCCGCCAGGCCAACCCCGCCTCAGCAGTTCTGACCGGCCAGCTTGCGCGAACTCGGGTCACCGGTGCTGAGGAAGACGCCCGAACCAACCTCGTGAAGGCGTTGCAGACCGTCAACGGCAAGCATGGAGGCGCAGACTCCGACTTCGCCGCCTGGAACCGGGAACATCAGAGCGCCTTCTGGGGTGTGACGCGCGTCGAGGACGGTGTAGGGCTTACTGGCGACAAACGTGCAAGCGTCTTTGCTCGCCCTGCTACTGATGAGTTCCTTGCGCGGCAGTTCGGCCTCCAGGGGGACGATGTACTCACAAGTGGTGCGATTAAAGACGCAGTAGAGCGCCGCCTCGGTGAGTACAAGTCCGATCTCCTCGATCTGGCGCAACAGCAGGGATACCGAGTGACCGTTTTACGCGGCGGTGCTCGCACGCTCGCTCCTGCTGATCAACGCACCTTCATCCAGGGAGTAGTACGCGGCACACTGCCTACAGGTCAGAGCAATAATCGTGTGCGCGCACAGCTTACACAAAGCCTAGAAGAGACACTAACAAGTAGCCCCAAGACCCGAGCAAGAGCTGTCTACAACGAAACGTTTGGTACTTTCAACGATTTCTATAGGTCAAAAGCATCCTCCATCGAGGACGCCTCATCTTCCTCGTTTTTCTCGAAGGCAATGCGAAAATCGGGAGTGGAACAGACAGTGATCGACGGGCGTCAGGCGCGCGCGCAGTATGTCCTCGGGCTGGTGCGCCCCGGCAGCCAGGTCCAGGGCCCCTCTCACGCCGAACTCGCGTTGCGCGAGTACCACGCTCGTGAAGTGGCGCGCACGCCCCGCAGCATGTACACCATCAGTGATCGCCTGGCGGTCTCCGCCGCCTCCGAGATCGAAGGGCGCACTGTCGGCCGAAGCGAGGCATTTCAGATCCTGGAGCGTGAGGGTTTCACCGGCGCGGTCCCCCGCACCCAGCCGGCGCGCCAACGCCAACGCCCCTCCACCGAGGGCGAGGCCGCCTACCAGCTGATGCGGCAGAACCCCGGCATGACGTTGGAGGCAGCCAAGCGCGAAGTGAAGCGCAACCGCGGTGATGCCGAGCTCGTCCGCACGGCTACGTACCTGGCCGCCCGCGCCGATTTCAAGGAGAACCCCCGCCTGGGAAAGCCTTGCGGCGCCTCGCACATCCCGAAGGCGCATGAGTGTCGGAAAGGCGAAGGCGCTGATGCCCCCACGCCTGCAAATCAGGCTACGGATCGTCGGAAAAAGGCTGCGGTCATTGCCGCGGTAGCCGGCGGTGCACTGGCCATAGCCGTCGCGGGCAGTGTCGCCTACAACCTCAAGAACATCAGCGACCCGACCAAAGCCCCCTTAGCAGCCAGCCCGTCCATCAAAGATCTGACTCGTCAAATGAAGAAGGAGTCGGGGTTCAAATCCACAAGTGAGGCCATGGGGTATTATTATACTCAAAAGTCTGGTCTCAAGCCCGGAGACGTTGTCTACTTCAGGCATGAAAAAGACCCAGCCGCCCACTTTGGAATCTACCTAGGCGAAGGCAAAGACGGCGTAGTTCGCGCCGTAATTGCCAACACCAAAGAGTCTCGCTTCAGCTGGACAGACATCGCCGAGATCGGCACGACGAAACCCGGTGTCAAGACATCTCAGGCCGCGATGACGCCCCTGCAGAAGGCCCCGAAGCCCGGCTTCGCCGACACACGCGGCGTGTCTTTCACAAACGAAGAAGTTGTTAAGCGTGCCATCCGTATTGCGGGAACCGACTACAAGTTCACTCTGACTAAGGACAACTGCGAAGCTCTGGCAAACGGTATTGCTTACGGCGTCCCTGAATCCGAGCAGCTACAGCGATTTCGCCGTGCCACCCGCGCCGTTGTCGACATCGCAGTGACGCGCGACCAACGGCGTGAAGCTCGTGAAGCCATCTACAGAGGCAAGGCCCAAGGCCGGAGCTACAGCGCAGCCCAGTTCGTCACCTTCTTGGAGGGCAAGCGTGAGTTCAGCTCCCCCATCGGGCGTGATCTGTCTGCGCAGTATGCCCAGTACTTCCAGCGAAGCCGCACCGATGCCGAGGACGCACCCACCCTCGGCCTAATCCCGGTCTCCGAATTATGGAGTCGCATCGAGTCCTACGGCCCCGTCATCCGCGCCCAACCTATGGGCGACTACCTGTACCTTCAGCGCACCCTGGTTGAAATCAATCGTGGAACTCCTTGAGCGCTACAACCGCCTCCTCCACACCTCCGAGAGCGGCACCATCACCATGCTCAACCGCGTCCTCGACGCGAGTTTCAACCGCCTGGTCCGCCGCGCTCGGGTGCACATGCAGGCGGGCTACAACGACCCCGCCCAGCGCAACCTGGCCCTGCTGCAGGAGTTCCGGATGCTGGTGCCGTCGTTCAACCCCAACGCTGTGGACGGCTACGACCGCATCCTGCGCAACCTCGTGGGCACCGCCGGGCGCTTCGGTATCACCGTCGCCGATGAGCTCACCGGTCAGGTGAAGACCGGCCCGCGGGTCGACGTCTCCATCCCTTTGGAAGCGACGATTGCCGCCGCCGGCCAGGCCAAGGGCTACCTGCGCCGCCACGGCGAGAAGTTCGCCGAGACCGCTGCCGAGACCGTCGCCCAAGGCATCGCCGAAGGCCGCCCCACCGACGCCATGGTGCAGGACATGCGCTCTCGGCTCGGTGTGGTGAAGTCCCGCGCTGAAGCGATTGTGCGCACCGAATCACTGCGCGCCTACAACGACGCCTCGAACACGTACTACGCCGCGCAGGGCATCGAGCTGGTGATGTACTACGCCACTGCTGACGACCGGCTCTGCCCGTTCTGCGCCCCGAGAGCGGCCCAGATCTACCGCCGCGCCGAGATCAAGGTGCCGCTGCACCCGCGTTGCCGGTGCTACCTCGCCCCGTGGGACGCCGACGTGGCCTCGATGGATCCGGACTACGCAGCTATGCGGAAAACGCATAAGTCCGACGTCGCCAAAGCATTCGCCAGCGCCGGCACCGAGCCTGTTTCTCTCAACAAGGCCGCGGTGTTCGAGCAACTCGCCCCAACGCCGCTGTCCTAGGCCGGAACTGGTTCTTACACTGGCCTATCACATCCTGGGCGGCGTCGCCCTACTGCTATGCCCGCCGCCACCAAGAAGCGTCCACCGATGGAGATGGAGCCCGGCGAGGGCAAAGCCCACGAGAGCGCCGAATCCGCCGCTGAAGAGACCCGCGAAGGCGCCGAGCCCGACGACGCCCCGAAGGCCAAGACCAACCGCAAGCGCAGTGCGAAGAACGCCAAGGCCACCAAGGCCCCGATGGACAGCGACTGCAGCTGCGGCGCCGCGAAAGGCAAAAAGTGCTCCTGCGACGGCGGATGCGGTAGCGGCTACGCCAAGAAGATGGACCGCAACGACGCCCTGACCCCTCAGGAGTACCTCGCCGCCTGCGACCTCGGCATCCAAGGCCGCAGCCGCTCCTACATCCGTGCCCGACTCGATACAGCTATGAACCTCACTCCTTCCTCTGTCCGCTCCGACCTCAAGTGCGGTAATGGTTCCATCTCCGAGGGGGAGAAGTGCACAAAGGGAGCCGCTCAGAAGGTCGATCCGAAAGCAGAAGCAAAGAAGGAGTTCAGAAATTTGATGAACAATCCTACTGCAGCTTTTGAATTCAACAGAGCCCGGGGTTCTACCAAAGGAGTTGGTAACAAGATCAAGGTCGCCGGTGAACTCGCCGCCCGTGTCGGCGGCGGGTTCGCCCTCGGTGCCGGCTTGATGCAGCTTTCTGAAGGCGCTATGCGTGGCAACCTCGGGGAAGTCAGTCGCGGCTACCGCAACATGCAGCTCGGCGCCGCCGCGACTCAGGTGGCAGCTGCGAGTAAGGCCGGTCGTATGGGCAAAAAAGAACTCTCGAAGGAGTTCCTGAAGAGTGCGGGCCGTCAGGCAGCCATCGGCGTAGGCCAGGAAGCTGCCATTGGCGCATACGCCGGCTTCAAGCGCGCCGGGGGAGCAGCGGGTATTGGCCGCAACGCACGCCGTGCCTACCAGGGCACACGCATGCGCACCTCCGGCATGGGCTCCACCCCACGCGGCACGGGCTGGGCCTCGAGCGCCTACGACCGTCCACTGCCTGGGCGCCGCGACTCCGTCTACGCCGCCGGCTTCACTCCCGACACCGCCGCTTTGGCGATCTGAGCCATGACCCTGACCCCCGCCTCCCTGCGCCTCGACCTCAAGTGTGGCAAAGGCTCCATCTCCGAGGGCGAAAAGTGCACTAAAGGCCCTGCGCAACGGGTAAACCCAATAGCAGCCGCAGCTGCGCGTGGGCGTACTGCTAGGCGCACGCTGCAAAACCGTTATGGCAAGCCAAAACCCCTAACTAAGAAGCAGAAAAAAGAAAGACTTCAAGCCATAGGATTTGTAGCTGCTAGTGCAGGAGTAGGTGTGGGGTTAGCCATGCTTAAAAACAGAAACAAAGTACGCACGCCAAACGTACCTAGCGTAAAAGACATACCCGTACCTAAACCCGGTCGTGTAAAAACCCCAGGATCGGTCGAGGATTTACAAAGAGCGGCTACCCGAGGGCGCGAAAACGCGGTTGAAGCGTGGATGAGGGGAAATAACCCCGCACTTCAAGCAGAGATGCAAGTACAAGCAGCACGTAATCCCGATGACAAGAAAGTATTAAAGGGAATGCGCAGTGAGCTAAATATGCTGCGTACTGAACTTGGTGTGTTTGGACCTAACCGTATTAAACCTTTCAAGCGTAAGCCGAAGGCTGACTCCGTCTACGCCGATGGCTTCGACATCGACTGGGACTCCATCGCGCTGTAAGCCATGACTCTCAGCCCCGCCTCGCTCCGCCTCGACGCCCCCGGCCGCGCCTGCGGCCAGGGCTTCATCTCCGCTGGCAAGACCTGCCGGCAAAAAGGCGCCTTCCCGACGGGCAAGGCCATCGCCGCGGGTCTAGGTGTGGCCGCCCTCGGTGTCGGGGCTTATGCGTTGTCCCGGCGTGGCAAGGGCGCCGCAACCTCCAGCAGCGGTGGCAGTTCCCCCTCCGGCCCTCCGCGCTTTCCGGGTCTGACACCCCGCGGTCTCCTCGCCGCCGCACCCCCGCGCAAGTCCAAGACCCAGCGCATGCGCGAGAACACCGCCGCCGCGGTGCGCAACGCTGAGGGTGCCATTGCTCAAACTGCCCGCGAAGAAGTCCGCCGCGTCGGCCAGATCGGCAACACCATGGCCACCGCCGGTGAAGCTGCGGGCATGGCCACCAAGACCACCCTGCGCGAACTCCGCCTGCGCACCGAGGCCGCCCGCCGCCGGTATGAGCCCGGCTATCGCTCGCCAGATCAGCGTCGCCTGCCGGGAGGTATCCAGGCTCAACTCTCGGCGAAAGGCGCCGCCTCCGAGGCCGTACCCATCAACCCCCGCACTGGCCAGCCACGTCGGCGCAAACCCCGCGGCTTCGGTCGCACCGACAACTTCATCCAGCACTACGCCCCAGTCCTGCTGCAGCCGCCGACACGCCGCTCCTGAGCAGACCCCCGGTGAAACCCGCCCATCCCCCCGAGCACGCCTTCACCCGCCTGTGGTTCTGGAACAGCGCCGGCGCTCAGACTCTGCTGTGCCCAGTGCACGAAGCTGCAGACATCAAGCGCCGCCTAATTGCCGAAGGTGCCGTTGTCTGGCACACAGAAGTGTATAACGCCTAGATCCCTACAATCAACTGCTCCAAGCTAATCCTGTACAACTCAGCCAAAGCAAACAGCTTACTAATCGATACCTCAATCTCACCATGTTCCAACCTGCTGTAAGCAGCTTGGCTGACTCCTAGCACCTCTGCAACTTGCATTTGTGTCAGTCCAGCAGTAATACGCAGCACACGAATTCTGCGACATAGCTCCAGCTGCCTGTGAATGGCCACACCGCTGACTCGCTCACCGTTTAAGGCTACTCACTACACCGAAACCACGTAATCTGACGCCATGGAAACGTCTGTTTCTCGTTACGACTTCGCGCCCATCACGGGAAGCGAAACCACCGAGGAGGGTTACCTCCGCGTCTGGTGTCGTGCGGCGCGCACGGGGACTCAGCTCTACCGACGTGCAGACGGCTCTCAAGTTCGGGAATACCGCCCGCCGGAGGAGGTCAGCAACCCTGACTCCCTCACGACGTTTGGCATGAAACCCGCGACCTGGGGCCACCCCCCGGTCCTGCTCGATTCGGCGAACACCAAGCAGTTCCAGATCGGCTACTCCGGTAGCCAGGTCCGGTACAACGACGGTTTCGTCGAAGTCGCCCTGGTTGTCACCGACCAAGACGCCATCGAGAAGATCAAGCGCAAGGACGCCACCGAGGTGTCCGCCGGCTACAAAGTCGACTTCGACCCCACCCCCGGTCTCACCCCCGAGGGCGAGGAGTACGCCGGCGTCCAGCGCAACATCCGGGTCAACCACATCGCCATCGTTCCCCGCGGCCGGGCTGGCCCGGAGGTTCGACTCCTAATGGATCGCATGGATGCGGCCGACGCCGTCTCCTTCGATCCCGAGTGGATCCGCGACAGCGGATCGGCGCTCCAGCCCTGTCAACCTGCATCTCCCGTTATGGCCACCGTCAAACTCGACGGCCTGGAGATCGATCTGCCCGCAGAAGCAGCCACCGCGGTCCAGTCCTTCGCACGGGACATGGGGCGCCAACTCAAAGCTGTGACTGACGAGCGCGACGAGCTTTCTTCCAAGCTCGACGCCCTCCAAGCAGATCTCGACTCCCTCTCCTTCGAGAAAGAAACCGCTGAAGGCCGCGCCGACGCCCTCGAAGAGCGCCTGGCCGAAGTCGACGCCGGCGCAAGCCGCATCGACACCGCCGAGCTCGACCAACTCGTCGCCGCCCGCCTCGCCACCCTGCAGAAGCTGGCTCCCGCATTCGCCGAAGACTTCCACTTCGACGGCATCGACGACGCCGCTCTGTACACCCAAGCCTTCGAGAACCTCACCGGCTCCGCCCCCCGCGAAGACGCTGAGCCCGCCTACATCCAGGGCGTCGTGGAGGGCATCCTTGCCGCTCGCGCCGACTCCGAGGACGGCGACGAAGAGGAAGGCGATGACACCGAGGACGCCGGCGACGGCGAAGCCAAGGAAGACTCTGCCGACCGCGCCGACAGCACCGCCAACCTGCGCGATGCCCTCAAGGGCGCCGGCCGCAGTCCCGCTTCCCCGGTGGACACCTACCGCGCGAAGCAGGCGGATGCCTGGAAGCGTCCCCTCACTGCCACCAAGTAAGGAGCTCCTGCCATGCCCGTTACGTTCACCCCCACCACCGTCACCAACCCCTCCGGCGCTCAGGGCAGCTACCCGCTGCGCGAGGCCGTAGGCCACGAGGGCGGCATTGCTGATCTGCAGGCTTATGTCTGCCGCAGCTACCGCAACCAGTCCGGCGCCGCGATCCCGTTCGGGAGCCTGGTGATGACGGACAACGCCCCCACCACCAACGATCCGTACGCCGTTGAGCTGGCGACCGGCATCACCCTGATTCAGGGCATCGCTGTCCACTCCCTGGTCACTGAGGGCACCACCCTCGGTGCTGCTTACACCCCGATCCCGACTCCTTTCTTCTCCGATGGCCGCATCGGCTATCCGGACAAGGAGACCGTCAACGTCGTCTCGAAAGGCGTTGTCTGGGTGTTCTCCGTCGATGCAATTGCACTCGGCGACGCGGTCCGCTTCTACAAAGCCGACCACTCCGGCACAACTGCTGGCGCCTTCCATGGCCGCTTCGGCAAAACCGCCGTGGCGACGAAGACTGTTGCAGTCGCAGGCGCACGCTGGCTGTCGGAAACCACTGCCGCAGGTCTGGTTCTCCTCGAGCTGGACATCCCCGGTCAGACCTACACCGCCGACTGACGGAGACCCTCCCCCATGACCACCGAAATTCGCAACGACGAGGTCGGCGTCTTTCTCGCCCGTGAGCTCGAGACCATTCTCAGCCGCACGTTCGAGGTCGAGTACGCCGACATCAAGTACAGCCAGCTGATCCCGATCTCCACCGAGGTCGGTCCTGGCGCTGACTCCTTCACCTATCGCGTCTTCGACAAGCAAGGCTCGATGAAGGTGATCAGCGACAAGGCCCAAGACCTGCCCCGCGCTGACGTGCTCCGCAAGGAAGTCACCCTGCCGGTTCGCAGCATTGGTGGCTCCTTCGCCTACACCATCCAGGAAACCCGTGCCGCCGCCATGGTGCCCGGCATGAACCTGGAGCAGCGCCGCGCCAACGCGGTGCGCCGGGCCTACGAGGAGAAGATGCAGGAGATCGCCTACTTCGGCGACGCTGCCTCGGGCATGAAGGGCTTCTTCAACAACGACCAAGTCGACAAGCTTGTCCCCGACAAGTGGTTCGATGGTGCTAGCACCACCACCGACGAGATGCTGTCGCTGCTGAATGAGGTGCCCACCCGCCTCGTGCAGAACTCCAACATGAAGGAGATGCCCAACACGATGCTGGTGCCCTACAACGTGTACCGCATCATCTCCACCACCCCGAGGTCGACCACCTCGGACACCACCGTGATGGAGTTCTACCTGCGCACCAACCCGATGATCACGGCGATCGAGCCCATCAACGAGCTCGAAGCCTCCAAGTCGGGTGGCGCCCTGTCCAAGGACCGCATCCTGGTGTACGACCGCAGCCCGGACAAGCTGCAGCTGCACGTCCCGCAGCCGCTGGAGTTCCTGCCTCCTCTGCGTCAGGCCCTCGAGTTCACGGTGGCCGCCCACGCCCGCGTTGGTGGTCTCTCGCTCTACTACCCCAAGAGCGCGATGGTGCTGGAAAAGGCTTGATCTTTCTCGCCTTTTCCCACCTACCCTGAATGGGTTGCACTGTTCTTCACACCTAGTCATGATCATCGTTTACCGCCCTGAACTTGAAAACCCTCCGATGGACAAGGAGTGCACCATCGGCTTCTCGTTCGTCGATGGCGGCGGCCTTCCTGATCACATCCAAGTCACCTCGGGCGTCACCCGTGACTTCCCCGAGGACACCTGGGACAGGATCAAGGACTACGACGTGGTCAAGAACCTCCTCTCCCTCGGCGCCCTGCGCGTCCAGGACGAGGAGCCCGCGGCCGAGGCCACGACGACCCCAGTCGCGCACGACTCCATCGCCGACCTGCCCCTCACCGAGGCCATGAACCTCGTGGAGGCCAGCTTCGACCTGGACCAACTGCGCCGCTGGGACGCCAAGGACTCCCGCATCCGGTTGAAGAACGCCATCGCCAAGCGCATCAGCGCCATCACTGAAGGCAACGGCTGATGGCAGTCCCCACGTCCAGCGCCTTTCTCCTCCGCTTCCCCGAGTTTGGCGAGCAATCGCTCTCGGTGGTCGAAGGGGCGCTGACCGAGGCCGGGCGTTCCGCTCCGGTCACTACGTGGGGAACTGTCCACACCGAAGCCGTCAGCTACCTGGCGGCCCATCTGCTCGCCACCCGGACGATGCAGATCGGCCAACAGGTTGGCTCACCCTCCGGCACCCCCATGGGCACTGGTTTCGCCACCACGCTCTACGGCCAGGAGTACAAGCGGCTGCTCGACAGCCTCCCTCTCAGCGGCTTCGCCCTCTGACCATGGCAATCCCGGCAAGCACGGTTTCCGCCTACGCGCCTTGGGGTAACGCCCAGCTGGCGTTTGAAGTGGGCACCGGTTACGCCGCCACGGATGCCGCCACGGGCAACGCGGTCCAGGCCACTGAGGTGATCGAGTACCTCGCCGCCCTCAGCCTCCAGGCCCCGAATTGGAAGCCCGAGAGCGGCGTCGATGGCACGACCTACGCCTGCCGTGGTCGCCTGCTGAGCCCGGCAACCCTCGACCCGCGGATCACGAACGGCGCGCAAGCCGAAGCCGTGGTCAACGGCTACCGCGGGCGCTTCGAACTGGTCTTCGACCTGGCCATGGACGCAGCTCACCGCCGCGACCTGCGCCAGTCGATCGAAGGCACGTTCCGCGTCGTCGGAGGTCCGACCTGATGCCCGCCCCCAAGCGCCAACTCAGCCAGGCCCTCGAGAACGCCACCGCGCAGGCGGTGCGCCAACTCGGCACCTGGCTTGACGCCCGCTTCACCCAGGAGATCTCCGAGGTGAAGTGGCCTTACCCGACACCCCCCAAGGTGCGGGACATCGTGGACACCGGCCGCCTGCGCGCCAGTCAGACACGCGTCGTCAACTCTGACGGCTCTGTGACTTTCACCTGGCCCGTGGAGTATGCCAACCAAGTCCACGAGGGCGGAGTCTCCACCGAGGGGCTTCGCTTTCCCGGCCGACCCTGGACGAAGGCCCCTCTCGAGGAGGCCCCGGCCAAGTTCGGCCAGCTGTTGCGCTCCGCCCTGGAGGCACAGCAATGACGATCTCGACGGCCTACCCACCGGTCACGCTGCTGCGCAGCAACCTTGAGCGCTACGTCCTCGACCTGTTCGAGGCCAATGGCTCCACTCTCAAGGCGTACACGGCATGGCCCGGCTACTACACGCTGCCTGACCGCAGCCGCATCCCTGCGGTCTACGTCACCGGTGCCTCGATGGTCCCCTCGAACTGGACCATCACCGGCATCGAATGCGTCATCGAGGACGTCCCCACGATCACAAGCCCCGGTTCGTACACCGGCGTCCTCTCCTTTGAGAGCTGGAACGTCCGCTTCACGAACTACGGCACAAATCAAGGCACGCGCATGCCGGTTTCGATGCTCGACATCAGCCGGCGCATGGCACGCGCCTTTCCACGGGACCCAGTCACGTACATGGCCCGGACCGAGGTCACCTTCGAGGCCCTCACGGCCCGCATCCGCGGGGCCGTTCTGAACCCCCCGATCCCCTAAGGAGTCACCACCATGGCCGACTACGCCATCGGGCTGTCGTTCCACAAGGCTCACCGGACCCTGGTCCGCGCCGTGGAACTGGTCGCCCCCGCCCGCTACTTCGCCAACCGTGACAGCGCTGGCAACATCACGCTGCCGTCGCTGGCAACCGGTTTCAGCTACATCGAGCTGCAGGGCCTGACCCAGGCCAACTTCCAGATCAACGACAACAACCAGGAGTTCCGCCTGCTGGGTGATGACGGCTGGATGGACTCGGTGATCACCGGAGCATCGGTGCAAGCCTCGTGCACGGGCTACTTCCTGCGCCAGACCGAGATCCCGAGCGGCGCCACCACGCCGAGCTACTTCGGCAACTACGACGAGGGCTTTGACCTCATCCAGCGCGCCCGCTACGACAAGAACTTCGAGATCTACATCGAGTTCTTGAAGGAGCTGGGCCAGGCCAATGGCAGCACCGGCAACTTCATCTACGACTTCACCGGCTTCAACGCCTGCATCCAGAACTACTCCGAGAACGTCACGGCTGAAGGTCTCACCGAGATCTCCTTTGACCTGATGTCCCGCGGTCGTCCTGTGTTCGGCAAGTACGACGCCGGCTCCACCGCGCTGAACTTCGGCGCTGTGCAGGCCAGCCTGCTGTTCCTGGTGGCCGGCACCCGTCAGGTGGCCTACAGCCCCGCGGACAACACCAGTGCTGTTGCCACTTCGTCTGTGGTCACTGCCACCTACACGAGCAACGGCAGCGCTGCCCTCGCCGGCCTCGCACTGGGCCAGACCGATGGTTCCGGCTTCCGTCTGGAAGTCGCCTCCTCCGGTGTGCGCGTGCCCGCGACCGTCGCCCTCGGCGGTGCCGGCACCAACGTCGTCACCCTCACCCCGAGCTCGGCACTGGCTGCGGCCACCATCTACCGCCTGAAGGTCGCCGACGGCGCCATCACGCAAGTGGTGGGTGGCGTGCGGCGCCCGATCCAAGGCGGTGTGGTCGAGTTCCGGACCGCTTGATCCAGTCGAACGATCGCCCTATGGCCCCTACCAAGGGGCCTTTTTATTGCCATGAACTACGACCTGCTCGTCGAACCCGAAACAAGCTGCGTGTACGCGGTGAACTGCCGAGTGGAGGACTCCACGCTCCACTGTGGAGCCCTCTATCTCGAACCCCAGATCCCGGACCAGCATATACGCTTAGCGTATGGCGACGCTAGATTTGAGGTTGAACTTCCGACGGAGCTGATCAACCGGCCAGACCCGTACAGGGCGTGGCAGGTTGCTCTACCACTACGCGATGAGCAAGTACGCCAGCCTTCTGTTCCCGGCCGATAAGTACCACGAGATCGGACCTTTCCGTTTTCCTGTGTACAACGACCTCGTCCCTGGTGAGGCCAAGCAGATCGAGGCTATTTCGCGTAAACAGTCCAGGTCGACATTTGCGTCAATCAAACTGGCGCAGCGTATTGCTAAAGACAAGAGCATCAGCACGAAAGAAGCTATCGATCTGCTCGGTAACACCAGCGAAGAGAATCAAGACCTCCTCTACGACTACGCCGCCGAGCTCGAGGAGCTCCAGAAGAACAGTGTCGGCGCCGTCGAGCAGCAGGTTGCCTTCGTGACCCTGTTCATGCAGTACCGGGCCGAGGTCAAGCTCCCCAAGGCCAAGGACTGGCAGCGCCTTGAGGACTGGACCGAGGCTGACACCGAAGCCATGCCCTCAAAGCTGATGGAGGACGTGTTCCGCATGATCGGCTGGGAACGTGACGGCTGGCCGAAGCCCGAAGCCGAGGGAAAGCCCGAGGACGAGGAGCAGGAGTTCAGCCCTCCCCCGACGAGATCCTGAAGGACTGCGAAGCAGTTCTACGCACAGCGCCGACGGACTGGGACGCGATCTACATCCGCCTGCGCACGTCTGCGCTGAGTGACGACTTCCCCCGAGAGCGGTTCCTACGCACTCCGGTGAGCACGATCCGCATGGTGTTGCGCGAGCTCGAGCAGCGGGAACAGGCTGAGGCGAACATGAACGCCCTGGCGACGGCACGGCTGACACAGCTGGTGCTGCAGGTCGCGCACGGGTTCTCGGGCTCGAAGCGCCCCGCGCCGAAAGTCGCGGTCAAGGACTTCTTGCCCTACCCGGACTGGCGGCCGTCTTCAACTGCGGAGGCCCTAGGTCCGGACCAGCCGACGAAGTTCATTCTCAGCGAGCTCGGAAGAAAGCACCTGATTCCGATCCATGTGCTCGCCGCGCTGATGACCCCGCCAGATCAACGGCCGTAACATACGGCTAGCGCATAGGGAAGGTCAGTGGCTGATTTTCAGCTCAAAGTAACGGCTGAGACTCAGAACGCTGAGAAGGACATTAAGCGACTAGACAAAACAGTAAACGAGGCGACTAAGGCCCGAAAAATAAGCATTGATTTCGCTGAATTAAACAAAAGCTTCAGAGACGTAAATAAGAACGTAAAAGAAGCCGGAAACACAATAAAGACGTTCTATAACGTCAGCAAGAGCATCCCGGGTATAGGTGAACGAGTACGCGAGGTCGAGGGTTTAGCCAAAGGAACGGCGACCCTGGCGCGCAGCGCACCCGCGGCTGCCGCCGCCCTCCGCGAGAACGCGAAGGCGGGCTCAATCCTCACCAACAGCTTCGAGGCCGCAGGGGGCGCGGCCAACACATTGATCGGAAACCTGGCGCGGGCGGGCTTCGCCCTTTTCGCCGTGCAGCAGGCGGTCGGCGCGCTGCGCAGCGCCTTTGGTGGCTTCTTCAACGAGACCATCGGTCGCGAGATCAAGCTGCGCGAGACGATCCTCAAGACCCAGACCACCCTCGCTTCGACCAACAAGGTCTTCCGCGGTGGCAAAGAGATCACCGACCCCTACCAGAAGATCGTTTCCCTCACCGGTGAGATCGGCAAGCGCATCGACTCCATCCGAGAACGCTCGATCGCCCTGGCCGGCGTCACCTCGAACGATGTCATCGAAGTCTTCGGCATCGTCGCCTCCCAAATCGGCCAAGTCGGCGGCGGCCTCAAGGAAGCCGAAGACCTGGCGATCAACTTCGCTGCCGCCCTAGGCACCTTCGGCATCCCGCTGTACCAGGCCCGTCAGGAGATCGGCTCGATCCTGCGCGGCGACATCACCATGGACTCCTACCTGGCGAAGTCGCTGGGTATCACCAACAAGGACATCGCAGAGGCCAAGACCAAGGCGGGCGGCGTCATCAAGTTCCTCGAGGAACGCCTGGCAGCTGCTGTCGCGGGCCAAAAGATCGCCGCTCAAGGCTTCTCCGGCGTCGTCTCCAATCTCAAGGATCTCTCCGAGCTCGTGAGCCAGCGCTTCGGTGCTGGCCTGCTGGATCCACTGCTTGGCGGCCTCACCAGAGTCTT